CCTAACATTAAGATTATTAATATCATTATCAAGAATTTTATTATCAAACCGAGCCTTTTTTAAAGATTCCATCAATAAATCATTACGAACACCATTTTGAGAATTCTCATTTTTTTTACCAGTAAGAGTTTCAGATAAAATATCGAGTTGAGCCTTTTTTAAAGCTCCGCCAAAATTCAAAGCATTATCCAGCTCAGCTTGTTTTAACCCATTATCAAGCTTAAGACCATTTAGTTTTTCTCTTTCAGACTGCATATCAGATACAAGCTTAAAAGCAGTAGTTGCATCAGAAAGAGCACGAGTAAGACCAGAAGATATAGAACCATAATCAACACCACTAACATCCATTTGAGGTGCCTGGGTAGCTATAGGAGTTCCAGACCCAGCACCATCACCAGAAGCAGCCAGAAGGGGACTCAAGCCAGCCTTTTGCAAATCAGCCATACGACGTTGAATAGATGAATCCTCCCTGTCAAAAATCCTATTTTGTAGTTGCTTCTCATATTCAAATTGAGCCTGTTGTAATTCAAAATTTTTATTTGCGATATCACGTTGAAAAACGGTATTAGCAATATTTGTCCCTAAATTAGCAAGACCAGAAGCTGCACCTATACCACCAATAATAGCACCAATAACACTCATACTAGAACCTCCGTTAACGCCACTTTTTTTTAGTGGCGAACCGCACCTATATCATCAAGTCTATAGGTGCTTTTTTTTTAAAAAGTAAGGCCTTTAAGTCAAGGCCTTCTAAACATCCTTACCAATTTTAACTAACACCACAACTCTCAAATGGCTTGTGAGTTACTACGTAACTCGCAAGCTAAATATTTAAATCAACCTTACTTCTCTACGGAACTAGAAGTCTCAAGTACTGCTTGTTCGGAAGCTGAATTAGTAGGCTTTGACTCACTCTGCTCCGCGCCGTCCGTCTCAGCCTGTGTCATTAAAGCGGACCTCGCAAGCTCTTCTTGCTGCCTTCTCACCTGTTCAGTAAACGTCTGTAAATCGGGTCGATAATTCGTTACAGGGATATCATCCGAATACTGTTGAGAGGTGTAGCCGGCAAAAACCTTAGCCGGCCCATAATTTTGCAACATCTGTTGCAATGCAACAGCAGGTTGTAACTCCTTATCATCTTCAACAATATATGGAATCTCGGAATAATCCTCGGACACATCGGGGACAAAATCCTCATAAGTAGTTATTATTTTTTTCATTTAAAACCTCCGTTAAAACTGTAAAGGCTGCGAATAAGCAGGCATAGGCCGAGTAGCCTTAATCGAATTATAATACTCAACAAAAAATTGACATTGATTCTGGAGCGAAAAGTTATTATTTTGAACTTCGCATCTAATAAAATCTTTTCCGAGCTTTGGTGTAGACGAAAAAGAACGAGCATAAGTCCGATGAGGAAGCTCTTTTTGTAGAGGCCAACAGACCATGTCTTGTTTGCTCCTCATTTCATCGAATCTACCCTGATAACCAAAAACCGTATTAGCCTCTCCATTATATAACAGTTCAGCCGAATAAATCTCCTGGTAAGGAAGATTAGCAAATGACGGCACGTAGAAATCCGTACAAGTGTGTCTCAACCATTGGCGATTAATACCACCATAATAAGCATTATCAGGGCGGATTGTCAATAAAGCCATTACTAATCCATACTCAGGAACTCTAAATTTACTGATATAGGCTCCATCAACTGAACGGCCTATAGCAACTTTACGACCGAGCTCGGAACCAGAAGCTCCGTTTAGATTTGTTACCTCATTAAAAAACACAGCCGAATGACTCGAACCGATAAACTCAGGCATATTATAACGACCGTCGCCAGAGCTAACACCAAAATTTTTCTTAATGAAATCAACATAGAACTCAGCAGAACGAGTATTGAGTTCAAGATATTGTTGCAAAAGAATTGCTTGACGAAGGCTATCAATAGAAAAAGACGCAGGAGCGGAGCCCAAAGGCTGTTCAATAGAATAAGTCAATCTATCATAAGCCAAAGCATTAGTAGGAAGACCACGACCATCACTTAAGAAAGAATGCTGAAGACCTTGAGAGCCTTGAGGCAAATAAGCATAAGACTTAATCTCAGACATAGGAGGAGCAGACGGAGAAGTAGAAACCGTAAACTTAAAAGAACCAAACAATTCGTCACCAAGATTTAAAGACACTGTTGAAATACTACCACGTTGTCGATAAGGCAGAGCTGTAGTAAAATAATCATTAAACCAATTACACTTAAGAATAGCTTCGTTATTTCTCAACGAAGAACTCGCAAACTTTGACTCAGCGACCATATCGAATACATGCTGGATATAATAATAAAAGTAAATCAAATTATAGGCTACTTTTGGATAAATAATAGGTAAAAACTTAGCATTCTCAACCGATTCAAGTTGAACAAGCAAAGCATTATCCACCTTTGGGAAACCAAGTTGATACCAAAGAGATTTAGAGAGCTCTTTAGAAGTTGTACCTTCCAACAAAGAAACATCAGGATGCCATTTTGGACACACAGCCGTATCAACGGTAGAACCGTGAAGGCCACCTTTTATAAAGTCCTCCCAACTATCGTCCAAAATTCGATAAGGAACAAAGTAATAATAAACATCTGCGTTAACGTTATGTTTGACAACATCCACAGTAGGGCTAGATTCAACAAGAAGCTGACCACCAAGAGTCAACACATCTCCAGGAACGACCTCATCACACATAACGGGGACCAAATCCGAAAAATCACACATCGTCTGTTTACGATAAGATAAATCAAACGTCGAATAACCAACATTAGGCATTTTAGCACCTCCTTAGAAAGTTCCCAAAACTTTCAAAATAGCTGCAATAGTTGCAGCCAGAACCGTCAAAACCGCAATAGTAATTTTAATTTTCTTCGATTTTTCCATTACAAAACCTCCTATAAAAATCAGAATCATTACTTTCAATTAAATCAGGACCAACCGACTCAATCTCACCAGTTGTTATATCGAACAACCCTATAAGCTGAAGCGAAAAGGTGCCTTCAAAAATAGACCTATCGAGAGGCTTAGCAAATTGCTGAAAAGACCTCTTAGCCTCAACTTCTGAACTACAGAACATAGGCGGGGTGAACCGCTCTAAACCTTTGTCATAGACACTATACATTTGCATTTTTTCCACTTAAGGACTCCTTTAGATAGATTTTATAAATCTGCTATCCACAGATATAATAGCCTTTAAATCCAACTCCGTCAAGTACTTTTCTTCATTTTCTAACAAAAGTTCTAAATTAGGAGTAGAAATAGAAGTTTTAAGCTCAAACGAACTAATAGTAAATCTAATTACCTTCTTTAAAAATGCAGTACTATAAAATAAACAAATAGACTTACCAAACAACTCTAACGAAGAAAACGACTCACTATAATAAACTGGAACACTAGCCAGAAGTTCGCAATCGTCAGAATAAACATCATAAAACTCTAATTTAAAAAGCTTTAAACTCTTTGGCAAATAACCTTGTTCTTCCATTAAGGAAGAAAGAAGAAATAATTTAGATTGCTCAATCATAAACCTTTCCTAAAAGCTTAGAAGCTTTATTTTTGGACGAGCGCAATAAATAAGCCTGCGGACTTTCATTGCCAATTTCTGCAAGATAAGATTCAAACTTTAACTGCCTTCTTATGTTAAGATGATTACGCAAAGGCGAAACTCTATCACCTTTTGTATCACGAGAATAATTTAAAATTCTTAAATAATATTCAGGGAGCGGAATAACCTTACCATTTTGTTTAATGCACAAATCTCTTTCCAAAATCTCACGATGTTGCTCGCACCACTCACGGCCAAGGCCTTTACTAATCCTGACAAAAGGTGGAATTTTACCTAACAATAAAAACTCTTTTTCTTTTTGACTCTTGGTTTTAAGATTGTACTTTGCTATATAACCAAAAGATTCCTTAATAGCAGGTTTAACATCAATGAATCCTTGATTTTTCCAAGCTTTCCGAATAAATTCAACACAACTCTTATCCACATTATATAATACACAATGAAAATGCGGGCGTCCGAATTGTCCGCCATACTCACCAGCTACAAGATACTTTAAACCCTTAATCTTACTAAGTTTTTTAAAATATTTTAAGAATCGCAAAAAATCATCATAACAAAGATTATAATTCTTCGGAACATTACTATCCGAATAAGTTAAAGTAACAAAAGAAGCACATTTAGACGTAAGATATTCGTGATAAGCCCGTAAGCTTAATTGCATAACATTATTTATTCTGCAAGCCTTGCACTTACCGCAAGGCACATAGAGATTTTGACTTTTAAGATAAACTGGGTAAAGACACATCATTTAGCAGCCTTAATCCCTTTTTCAATAAGACTAGTAGCACCCTTGATAAGCTTACCGCCAAATAAATCGACTATACTATCAAAAGCTCCACTTAACGTTTCGCCAGCAAATTTAAGAGGAACATAATTGCGATAAGGGAATTTAATACCTAGCGCTTTTTCAATTTCACGATACCACAAATAATCATGCTTAGACTCTTCATGATTAAG